TAAATAATTTTTTTACTGCCATTGGGTACTGTTACATTTGCACCAGAGCCTTGACTAAATATCGCATCTTCGCCAGAACCATTTTGTACAATAAACACTTTATTTTCGTCATTTGGCGAAACTGTAATTGTATTTGTTCCAGATGGTGAACCACCTAAAACTAACACAGCATACATACCTTCAGATAATGTACCTTCAGTTGTGGTTAATGTATGGGTTGTGCCCGATAAAGAAATAGTACCAACACCATTCAATATTCTATCTATAATATCAAAATTTGTATTGGTAGTATTTCCCCAAGTTCCAGATTGTTCTCCAGAACCTATTTTTTCAATGCCATTATTGGCTGTATAAGTGCTTGCCATTTTAATCTATCCTTATAATTGCATTTGCTCCTGCGGCTGGAAAAATTATTTTAAATGTGCCAGATGATACAGTAAAATCACCACCAAAATCTAAAACTGCGATAGCTTTATTACTATTACTGGTATTATAAATTAAAGCACCTCTTGCTGTAAATGATGCACTTGTCCATGTTGGGTCATCTGCATCAAAAAAAGCTGTTGTTCCAGTAGTTGAAACAGTTGTACTTGTTAAAGTTTCACCACCTGCTGTATATCCAGTACCAGAAACTTCATTACTGGTTGAATAAGCTGTGGTTGATGCACCTAAACTTGCACTACTTGTAAATAATGCAATTTTTAAAGTATCAGATGCAAGGTTATGTCCTTCTTGTAAAATCTCAGATTTAAAAGAAGTTGTCATTGCTTGTGTGATTGCCATTATATGCCTCCTTCGTATTCACTAGCATAGTTACGAGCCATTTCTTGTTGAAACAATGCTATTGCTTCATCAAATTGCCCTTTATACAAGTTTACAGTATCTGGAGCTTTAAGAAAAGTAGAAGTTTCATAAAGACACGCAGATAATAAAACTTGCTCTGCATTATCACCTATCCAACTATTAGCGTTGGTGGTGGATAATCCTGTTTCTAAACCTATAAAATCTATTCTATATTGTAATGTATCTAATGGTATAGGACTAACTTGTATTTGTATTCCAGAAGTAGTGGCTTTTTTTGTAGCATAGAACTCTGGTGTACCTGTTGATATAACACTTTGTTGAAAATCATTTATATAACTATCTGTTCTATGTTTTAAATAAATTATTTTATCTTGTATACCACCTGCTGTTTCTGTTCTTACTTCAACTTGTCTAATCATTCTTGCGTTTGCCACATCAACTGTATTTGTACCTATTACAAAATTAGCAACTTTTGTTTGTCTATAACAAGGTAAATTAGGCAATCTTGCAAAAATCATGCTTTCTGCTTGTTTGATTATTTCTGGTATAGATGTATCTAATTCAGTTGAATCATCTTCTATAAAATTTTGTATATTAGTTTTTAACTGTGTAAAATTCATTTAATTACCCCATGTTCCAGTATTCCATGCACCTTCATTCCAACCAATATTTGTTGCAGGTGTTGAAGTTCCTATTGCACCTGTGCCTGCCACCCCAGTTTCTGTCTTATTAGTTTCAATGTCAAATCTTCTATCTGCTATTAATTGATTTTGATATTGTCTTAATCCACCAGAGAAACCATATGCCCAACCTACATTTGGTTCGCTTCCTCTTATTTGGTTATAATTAGTACCATTTGCAGTAATATATCCACCATCATTACCACCTGCATAAGCACCACTAAAGATTGCAGTAGTTGAACTACCAACTAAAACATCATCTACAAATATTCTACCAGTACCAGATAGATTTACTTCTACCACCAATGTGTGTAATAATCCATCATCAGGTAAGCTAGTTTTTGGTACATCTACAATAACTTTGTTATCTGCAGGTGTATCATTACCACCTTCACCAAATGCTAATCTAAATGTATCTGTATCATGGAAACCTACTGTAAGTCCTCTACCAGTTGCACCAACCTCAAATAAAGTACATGCTGTATCTACAACTTTAGGGAATATAACCTCACAAGCAAATACGACATTTTTATTTACTATAAAGAGATTATTAGCAAGGTTTGTATTAGCTGATAATGTGCTTGTTAAGGTTAAATTACTCTCAACACTTCCAACAGAACCTTTAGCACCAACACCCATGGTATCATCTGCACCC